ATATCCTCGGCTAACTACTTCGCCGTGTTGATTAAAATAAACATTTTTTTGCTCACCCATTTATCGTTACCTCGAACATTAGTTTCTTTGATTATAGCATTGCCAAAAAGAAAGCAAAAAGAAAAAGCCCTACACACGGCGGTGTTCAAAAAAGGAGAGGACTCACCTCTTTTCTTTTTAGTATAGTTTGGTGCCATGTGTAGGGCTTATATTAAATTATTTATATTATATCGCTATTCAAATCTACCGTACGCTTCGCCTGTGCGAGCATTGCGGACTGCTACATAGCCGTAGCCGTTGCCACGTGGCTGACGCACGTAGACAAACTCACGACCCCGTGACCAGGCGTCGTACTTGATCACACTGCCCGCCGGCAGGACTGCAATCGTGGATGCGCTTGGCCGTGCACCCCAACGCAAGTGCAGGGCTGTGTTGCTAACGAACTTGCCGTCCTCCGCATGCCAGGTGTCACCTAAGTTGTCCGTCCAAGTGGTCTGTGGGTTAACGACTGGCTTAGCCTGGTCAACCTTAGGCTGTGGTGCTGGCGTAGGGTTGGCAACGTTAGCTTTGGCAAACTTATCCCAAGCCACCGCGTCCAGGTACCAGATAGACCGGTCCATATCGCCACCGGTATACTGCCAGCCAGTGATAAACTTGAACGCCCCACTGGATACCGCCATGTTAGGCACGGTCCAGCTGTTCCAGTTCATACTTGCATACTTGGCTACCCACACGCCACAGTCGTTGGCACAGTTGGCAACCTGAGCCAGTGCCGATTCGGATACGTAGATGACACACCAGACACCGGTCCGATCGTGTACGCGGTCAACAAACCGGCGAACCCAAGTTGTATTACCAAAGGCGCTGTTTTGATAGCCTTCCCAGTCAACAATCAGCATACCAGTACCGACATAGTTTTTGATGTTGTCGATAAAGTAGTCGGCCTCTGCCACTGGGTCGCCGCCACCGGCATAGTGGTAGTAGCCGAGCTTCTTGCCCAGTGACTTAGCCAACTCTACCTGGTGGTTGCACTTAGGATTGACATATCCCGTGCCCTGCGTAGCCTTAACGATGACTGCCTGTGCGTGGCTGTCTTGGATGATACTGTCCGATGAGCCACTATATACGTCCACACTATACATAGTCATGTTCATTTACCTCCCTTACTCTTCTTAGCGCCAGTGATGGCGTTGTAGTCCGTTGCGTCATAGTCTGACTGGAGCTTGACCAGGATCTGTTTGACCTGTGGTGGCAACCACAAGCCCATCTCGCCCCAGTTTTCGGTGATTGAAGTCAGGTAGTTAATGATAAAGCCCCACACCATCGTTTGCGCTAACCAGTCAAAACCTAGACTAATGAGATATGGATAGATACTGATGATGCTAATCAGAACTAATGTATGTTTAATTAATCCTAAAAGCCCTTTGGTTGAGTTAGTTTTACGGATAAATGCCGATCTGATATATCCAGTAACTACGTCGGTAATTACGCACCAAGTAAACGCAATGATAAGCGGATCATCAACCATATGCTGTACTTGGCGAAACATTAAAATATGATAAGGCACACTCAAAATCTCCCTTCGAAAAAGCCGCCCCATAAGGTACTGTTAGCTTTCTTTGGCGACTTATTTTAAGTTAGCTAGGCTTGACTGGTATCCGTGCTCGTGGATTCGCTGGCGCCTGCTGACGTAGACGTGCTTGCGTCCGCGTAGTCCTTGCCGGTGATCTCTTTGTACTGATCCTTAGTGATCGTCTTGTACTGCACGTAGCACTCGATAGGGAATCCCCACAAGTAAAGTTGCTTGACAAAGTCAAATTCAGTCATCATAGTCTCTCACTCTCCTTAGTTAGTCGTAGTCGTAGATTGTGCCTTAAGCTGAGCAACCGTCTGACCAAGCATGGACACCATCTGCTTAAGTTGCGCGTTGTCCTGCTTGATCTGTACGTTTTCGGCGTTAGTTTTGGCTACCTGTTGGCCCAGCAGGCTGATCATCTGTTGCTCAGCAGTTGGCTTAGCTGGAGCAGGCTTGTTCAGCGCGTCGATTTCTTCCTGCGTCAAGGTTTCAACCCACACGTTTTGAGCCGTGTCAAACTTAGGCTTGTACATACCGCGGCCGTCCTTGTCGAGTGGGGCAACGGTCGTCTCTTGCGTCAGCAGTGGCGCACCGTCTGGGATCAGCACCGAACCGTCCCAGTAGCCGTTGGCGTCATAGTGATAGGCCGTGACGAGCTGGTCACCGCCAACCCACTTAGTTCCGTTCCAAAACTGGTTGTTATCAGCAGGTGCGACGTCCGTCTGACCGTCCGTGAGTGCAGTACCCTCAGCAACGCTGACTGCGCCGGTGAGAGCATGCAGACGGTCGGTCGTGTCGTACGTGTAGATGAGCACTTGCTTTGCGTTTTCGTCCGCCATGTTTTACTTCCTTTCTTAGTTGTCTGAACGCACGTAAGTAAACGATGTGTTGATGAACTTTTGGTCGCTATTTGCGGTCGTCCAGAAATACAAATCGTTTAACAAACTTGCATTAGATGTGTTGATAAACGATGCTTGGTTGGCAACGAAAGCCACAGGATTAGTAGGCTTGATGTTGTCAGCCAAGCTGAGAATCTTTTTGCCAAAAGCACCAGTCGGCACGGTTAAGTTGATGATGTAGAGATTAACAACTTTGAAACCGTTGAATTGCGCATAGGTGCATGCGATGTCACTGGCACTTGCACCATTGGCAAAAGTCCCCACGTGATCAACGTATACTCTGCCGTCAATAGGCAGTTTGTTGATTAAATTCGAATTGTTGTTAAGAGTTGCGAGCCAGTCCTCTTGACCGGCGGTGATAGTAGATACCGGCATTTTTAAGTCCTTTCCAGGACTGGCTGTGGTTGCTACCAGATTTCCAGCGCAAACACGTTAAGCGTTGGCCCACTATAGACGCTACCCGGAATGTACATACGTAGATGTACCATACCGCTTGAATCGGTCGTGGTGCTGATGTCGCCGATGATCGATGCACGCTGCGGGTAGATATAGTTGGAGAACAAGTGGCTAGGTGCACCACTTGGCATCGTAGCAAACTCAACGTCTTGGTTAGGCGTGACGTCCTTGCCACTTAGCCAGCCCGAGACAATCGACAGCCAGTGACTGCCAATCTTCCACGAGTTGCACGTTAGTGATCCTTTCCAGCCATTAGTGAGCGTCACTGGATATGCAGTAGTTGCGACCTTATCGCCGATCTGTTGCAGGTCGTTGTTTAGTACGGACAGCCAGTCCTTTTGCCCAGATGTGATCGTAGAAATTGCCATTAAAAAACGCCCCCTTTGCTGGAGACGTTAATGTGGCTAATCAGGAGCGCCTTTGCGCCCCCCCCCCGAAAATTTTATCGAACATATTTTCTCGTCCTTTCTGGGCAGAAGGACCGGCTAGCTAAAGGCTTAGTAAGAGCGCACTAAAAGAAAGTTAAACGCTGTGCCTTTAGAGATGTTGTCAAAATAAGCATTAGCCGTCAACGTTAGTGTCGTACCGGATCGTGTGATAACACCGTTTGCCGCCCAATTGTTAGCGTAAGCCCAAGCCACACCTTGACCAACATCAGTGTCGGTGGCTAGTTTGCCAAAATCGATCGAGCGGCTGCTTGATGTCAAAGCCGACCCAAGCGATACACTGCCAACCGTTATGTTTAAATGCCGACCGCCAAGCAGATAGCACGTAGTAACCGCACTACCGGAACAGCCGTTGATAAACGTGATGCCTACCTGTGACGACGATACTTTGTCGCCAATTTGGCTTAAGTCGTTGTTAAGCGTGCTTAGCCAGTCTTTCTGCCCTGCTGTGATTTGTGTGATTGCCATCAGCGGTCACCGCCTTTCAAAGTAACGGAAACCGCGCTATCAGTAGGGTTTAGGTTACCCCCCCCCCACGGGTTACAAATGTAGTCATAATGCTACCTCCTTTTTAATTCCATGCCGTAGTCCGGCGCCAATCTGTCCACGTGTTGGCAAAGCGGCTGCGGATAAACTCGTTAGCCTCGCCGTCCACGAAGACCTGTACCAGGTTGCTAGCCGTGCCCTTAACCGACATGAACCCAGCCTTACCGTTGGGGTTGTTGCTGGCACTCGTGTTGGCAACGTAGTAAACCTTGCCTGGAGTAACCAGCGTGTTAAGGTCAGCGGTTGACGTTTCGGCGTTAAAAAAGCCCTGCACGTACGCTTGCATCTGCTCAGTAGTAGGCACTTGCTTGCTGTTGATCAACGTGCTGTACCCATTGATCGTTTCCTGCGTGGCTTTAAGCTGCGACGTCATGCCGGTAAAGGCTGAGCCGTTCAAAATGCTGCTAAGCTGTGCCTTAACTTCGTCAGCTTTTGCCTGTACGTCAGCCACTGCCTTGTCCATCTCAGACTGATAAGGCGTGGTGTTGACGCCCATCTCAACCATGTTAGGCAAGACGTGTAGCCAAACGTTGACCGTTGATACCGTGCCTTTGCTGTCTTGCACGTAAAAGTAGGTGCTGTCCTTATCCCAATCGCCCTCATGCTTGAACATGCCGGCCGGGAAGTAGTACGTAACCCGTCCCGTTTGAGCATTGTCGCCAGGCTGATCAGTGTCAGCCCAACCAACGGCACGATATAAATCGCCTGCCGGGTCTTTGCCGGAAAATCCGACCGACCGGCTGTCTTTAGTTAGGTCATATGGCAATCCATTGGCTTTAATCCAAAGCTTGCAGAAAGCCCGACTATCGCCAACACGGCCTTGAAAATTGTTGGTCAGGTTGACCAGCGTTGTGCCAGGCTTTAAGATGTCAAGCTCGACATACTCGTTAACTGCCATTGTTCCCCTCCTTTACATATACGGTTCTACGTAATCAAAAAGCCGGTCTAACGTATCGTTAGCCGACTTGAAATCGTTGTTTAAGTTGTTAAGCAGCTCATCATTTAGCGACAAGCTATTAGGTATCCATAGCGATACAGTGCTTGTCAGCTCGCCGGTTTGCTGATCAATCAGCGAGTGATAGTTGTAGCATGCGACAACACTGTTAACCGCTGTCTGCACGTCCTGCATTAGGTGCTTGAGCCAGATGTAGGCGTTGCGATTAATAAGCTCGTCCGACAAGTCTGGCACCGTGTATTTAGGCACGTCAGTATCCATAAAAACGCCATTGACGGCATTTAATAGCCAAGACGCTTTATCATACACGTGCTGTACACAAGCGCGGTATGAACTTGTCAGCGTGGTTAAATCGCTCATCAGTACATAGCCTTTCTGATAATCCATCAGCTCACCTCACTATGTCCACAAGGTGGTTTGACGCCAAGCAGTCCACGTACCATCTGACAACCACGAACGAACGTAAAGCTCGTTGTTGTGGGTATCGTGTAGGAACTGCGTACCGTTAGTACCAGTAGTGCTTGCAACCACAATCATGTTGGCATACGTCTGACCGGATAAAGGGCTATGCGTCAACGTTTGCCCGTTGGTGTAGTAGTAGCCATTAGACTTAACGTTATTTAGGTCAGCCGTGCTTAGGTTGCTCGTAGCGATTGAACCAGGGTCGCCCTTAGGGCCTTGAATGCCCTGGATGCCCTGCGCACCAGTAGCACCGGTGTCGCCCTTATCACCCTTATCGCCTTTAGGGCCTTGAATACCTTGCGGCCCTTGTGCAAGCAACATCCAGTATTCTTGGTCGGTTACGTCTTCGCCATCGTTAGCCCGTACGCAGACATAGCTGCGGTTGCCATTAGATACAATATCGAGCACGTGGTAGTTGGTATTGAGTTGAAACTCGCCACGCGCATGTACAGTGTTAGCCATCTAGTCACCACCTTTCGTTAACTCCATTGAGTCGTCTGACGCCATGAAGTCCATGCGCCGTTATGCTTATTGCGGATATAAAGATTGTCCGACACCGTGTGCATGGTCTGAGTAATGATTCCACCGGCGTTAATGACTTTGAGCAGGCCAGTCTCGCCGTTTGGCTTACCGTTAACACTCGCTGAATTGACGCCATAGTATCCAGACGTTGTTAGTCCATCGCACGTGCCAGAAGTAACCGCCGTAACCGCAAACGGGTCTGTCAAAACGTCGTTAGGATCATCAACCGTTAAATGCCAGTGACCATCGCTTTCGTTGATATATGGTTTATAGCTCTTGCCCGACATGCCAGTAGCACCAGTAGCGCCCTGCTCGCCTTGTACGCCTTGCGGTCCTTGTGTGCCTTGCACACCCTGCTTGCCTTGTGGGCCTTGCACACCTTGTGCACCAGACATATCAGTGACCAGTGATGCCTTACCGCCCGTCCACACAAACAGCTTGGCGTTATCTGCGTCATTGACGGTTGAGTCGATAATCGCAAAGTCTCCTTCGCTCAAATCGTTTGGCCCGTTAGCGTTAAGCAATGCTACGGTTGCATAGGTCTTTTTAATGCTGAAAGGCTTGCCGGCCGGCCCTTGAATACCTTGCGGGCCTTGAATGCCTTGCTTACCCTGTGGGCCTTGAATACCCTGTGCACCAGTAGCGCCGGTATCCCCCTTATCGCCTTTATCACCTTTCGGCCCTTGAGCTAAAACGCCCAAGTCGATATCAGTTGTTGCCAATTTTTCACCGCCTTTCTATGACCAGAAGTTGATCTGACGCCATGATCTCCAGCTGTTACTCCAGCGTTGCCGTATCCAAACATCACCAGTGTTGATTTGATAGATTGTCTGAATAATCATTAATCCACCGATATATGAGTCAACTTTCATCACGAACCAATTGCCCATATCAGTACCAGTGGTTGGGTGATTGGCGTAATATGACAGCGAATTAGGCATGTAGTACTTGCCGGTCGTCGTGTAGTTATTAAGGTCTCCGCTTGATACAGTCGTCGTATCGTCGGCGTTTGGTATGCTTGGCTTGCCCGAGATGTTAGCCCACGTCAGGTCAGACTTGGTAGCTACGTCCGGCTTACCCGAGATGTTGGGCCACGTTAAATCGCTAACATATGCGATCTTTTGCCATGTCCCCCAACCACCGGTGCTAGTATCACGATGACTGCGATACCATAGATGCTCTGTCGTGTTATCAGCGCCAGACCACCCTAGCAACAGTTGTCCAGCACCTCCACCCGCCACGTTAAGCACGTTGCCATATGTCGTTGGATAGCCGTTGTTGTAGACACGCGACATCGATACTCCGCTTGTGCGTGGCAGACCCGTTGTCGGGGAATTAGCAGTCGTTCCAGATGCCGTTGCGGTGTAGTCGCCTAAATCTTTCAACGTATCAGCATTGCTTGGCCCAGCCGGACCAGTAGCACCAGTTTCACCTTTAGGCCCTTGCGGTCCTTGTACGCCTTGAATGCCCTGCTTGCCTTGTGGGCCTTGCACGCCTTGTGGGCCTTGTGCTCCAGTATCACCCTTGTTGCCCTTAGGTATAGTGAATCCAGACGATAAACCGGTAACCGTACAGCTTGTTGAGCTGAGCGAAGTGATACGCCAGAAACCAATGTCAACGCCATTGCCGTTTGGATACTGATCAAAAACAATGTCACCAACCTTAGCGATGTCACTAGGCTGTAGGTTTGAGCGAGCAAATGTAGCCGTTTGACCACTGGCACCATTGCCAGGTATGTCACCGTCGTACTTGATGATGTTTGCCCCCGTTGGTCCAGCGGGACCAGTAGCACCTTGCGGACCAGTCGGCCCGGTATTGCCTTGTGGGCCTCGTGCACCGGTTGCTCCGGTCTCGCCTTTGGGACCCTGTGGACCACGTGCTACCACGCCTAAGTCAATATCTTGTGTTGTTGCCACCTACTCACCTCCTAACTCCATTGCGTCGTTAACCGCCATGCCGTCCACGTGCCATTGTGACGAGTACGGGTGTAGCAGTCGGCAGTTGCACTATCAATGTACGTCTGCCATACTTCGCCGCTATTAGCCCTAATCGTCAGCAGGCCGCTGGTTGACGGTATGTTGGCAACCGTGCCATCGATACGATAGCTGTCGTCCATCGTAAGGTCGTTAGCGTTGCCCTGCGTAATCACACCAACGATAGCCGGCATGTCAACGCTGTTGATCAGCCGGATATGCCAGTGTTTGTCGTCTGCGATGTAAGGCTGCCACGTTTGGCCGTCCTTACCATCTTTGCCGGCAGAACCGTCCTTGCCAGGTGCACCATCTGCACCTTTAATCAATGACCAAGCATACTTGGCTGGGTCATTACTATCAGTAGCAGTTTGATCGATATACATACCGATATGCGTCTTGTCAACATAATTTGAGGTTGAAAATTCGCTTACCAACTCGACTTTTTTTACAACACCTACCGCTGGGTCATGGCCAAAAAGACCATTACCTGCTGTGTAAGTCCCAGCCTGAAACTCTTTATATACCCAACGACTATCAGAACCGAATCTAACAAGAGATGCCTCAGACAATGTAAAAACGTTATTTTCCATACAGATAAACTTGATATTAGCATAGGCAATATGGGTGTAGCTTGATTTACCATCAGCTCCAGCCGGGCCTTCAATGCCTTGGTCGCCCTTAGGTCCTTGGATTCCTTGTTCCCCCTGTGGCCCAGTATCACCTTTATCACCTTTGGGGCCTTGGATACCCTGTGGGCCTTGCGCTCCAGTATCACCTTTCTCACCTTTAATCGTGCCGACCTTAGGCTTGATGAGCGTCCACATGTTGTCGCCGTCAGCGTTGTTAAACAAAAAAGCACCCGTAGGTGCCAGTTTAGGTATCTTGTTCTGGCCGTCCGGGCTGGCAACCAGCATCTCGCCGCCTTGTAGCTCGGTGGTGCTATGGTCAAAGCCGACAAAAGCGCCAGGCTTGAGCGTGTAGGCACCGTTCGGGTCGGTTGGCTCAGCAACCGTGCTGTCCGGCTCTTTGATCAGCTTGCCAGATATATCAACGTCCTTGTCTAGTGCGCTCGTATAGCTGCCTAAACCAGTTTTGCTGTCATATTGCCACATGTCGGCACTAGCCGGCTGATCACTGCCCCACGCCGCAATCCAACGGTACACGCCCTGCTTAACAAGCGTGGCGTCGTCAAACTTAGCGTAGTTGCTCAATGAGCAGTACAGCCCAGTGTTCCAGCCATAGCCCGCCCAAGCTTTACGATACGATTCAAAGATGCTTGACCACGAACCAGCGATCGTGCCTTCCATATCAAGGAAGTAGTACACGTTAGGCTTGACATTTAGGCTCTTGGCATTGTTGACCGAGTACTGCAACTCACCGTCCACGCCTTCGTAGTAGTGATAGACATGGACAATCAGCCCTGCTTTGGTTGCGTTGCTGATATGGTCGGCGGCGTTGGTGTCCCGTGTCGTACCATGACCGATCCGCACAACTACGGCTTTGACGCCGTTAGTCTTAAGATTGGCCCAGTCGATACTGGTCGGCTGCCACTCCGATACGTCAACTACGTTTGCTGCTGTCAAATGCCTTCACCTCCGTTTCGTTCCAAGCGCTGTTTGAGTCATCCCTGTTATTGCTGCTAATGATTAATGATTTAGTCTGCTCTTGCAGCCTGGAAAGATTAGTCTGTTGTGAACGCTGAAAATCAAGAATGTTAGCAGCGTTGCTGTTTAGCGTAACCGTAGATGACTGCGTATGGCTATATGGATATTTCTGATACCCAACCAATCCAACTTTGGTGACGTAGTCAGCCGGCCGAATTTCCAACCGCACCATGTCGCCTTCAACAATCTCTTTGCCCGGATCAACCGTAAGCTGCAGCGTGAAGTCTGGGTTAGCTTTGAATTGCGACTCGGCATAAGCTTTCATCTGTTCTTTATCCGTAATGGTATCGCTGGTAATATCATCCCCAACGAACAGCCCCCAACGCTGACGGCTGGTTTCATCGACAAAATAAAAAGGAGCAAAGTAGTACTGCTCCTTAGAACCGGTTGTAGATGCCGTTCCATCATCACTGGATGAACCACCGGCAACGATTTTGGCCATATCATCGTTACGCTCCCACCATGTCGGCGGGTAGTAGCTGATTGGCTCCGTCTTGCACACCTCGCCAGGCTGTGGCTCATAGATCATCGTGTTGTTGTCCAGAGCCATACAGATGTGATGGCTGGCGCCTTTCGATCCGTAGAAACCCATGTCGCCGGTTTGTACCTGATCACGGCTGATTTCGTGGCCATAGGATTCCATTGCTACCGTATAGGCGGGGATATTGATTCCGAAATCATAGTAGACTCTACTAACAAAGCTCGAGCAGTCCATTCCATCATATGGATTGGCAACGCCAACAGGTCGGCCACCACCATATACATACTTCACATTGAGATACTTCTTAGCGTCAGCGATAACGCTTTGAGCACCACCGCTGGCAGTCAGTGATCCATTAGGCAGACCAGTATCACTGGTAGTTTGAATTTCCTGTGTCGCACCAACCAGACGAGCCGCATTGGTCATATCAGTCGTGTCATACTGCAGCTGTACCTCAGACGTATCATGCAGATAGTCGAACCTGTGGCCATAGTCCTTGTAAAACTCGTCATGCGAGTAGATACGCAGATTAAGGTTGTCTGGCCAAAAGACTGCTGATGACCACGCACCAAGGATCCGACTGATAGCGTCTTTGCCAGAACCGGCTGCATATGGGCTTTCAACCATCGCATTGTTAAAGCTGCCGATTACCTGGTAGGTGATGTTCCAGTTCTTACCATTGTCGCCACCGAAAAAGGCATTGAGAATGTCGCCAGGAGATACCGACTGCGCAACTGTGTCAGTGCTATCCGGCACCTCCAAAGATACATTACTGCTGCCAGTATGCGAGTACTGACCCCAATCAACCGGATCACTGCCGTAGATGTGCATACGGCTGATTTCGCCGGAGATATGCTGTAGCGTAACCGCTGTCGTGCCAATACCGCCAGAGTAGTCCGGCTCGCACTGCTTGATAACAAACCACTGCCCGTCAATCTCAACCATGTTCTGCACGGTCAGCATTTGATATGCTGCGGACTCGTCATCCCAAGCAGTAAAGTATGCCTGATATGTGTTGTTGACTTCCCAACTGATATAAATGCTGTCTTCCAGTGCCGAATGGAGCAACGCGATTTGATCATCGCTATCCGGCACCTTGAGCTTATGATCTTTGGTAGCAGCGACCTTTAAAACTACGCTCATGACAGATAAACGAACGGAAAGCTGAACGTAACGTCCACACTGCTTGCTCCAGTAGCAGTAAAGCTGTTCCATCCTGGATCTAGTGAGATTGTGCCATAGTCAGTGTTGACGTTGGCGAGATTGCCATCAAGATAGGTATCAATCCCGTTCAGCACAATCGCATGATTGCCATCACTACTCTTGCTGTACGTCCACACTGATCCGTTAGTGGTATTTGTAAGCTTGAGCGAGTTGCCGTTAAACTTGCATGAGATTTTAAGATCGTGGCGCTGATAGTACGGGTCAATCACAATGTCACTGGCGTTGTAGACATTAAAGCTTGTCGAAGTAAAATGATAACTCGGCAAAGGCTCAGGCAGATTCATGCCGAACTGCCAGCCGTCAGTCGTGCTTGGTAGAGAATCGCTCCGATATAGCGAGTAGCGATAACCGTTCGGCACATCAAACGGAATTGAAAAGTTGGCGTTGTTAGATCCTGGGGTAATCGGCGCAATATCAAATGGCGTTGGAATGCCAAAGTACACCTTGCCAGGACTGGTGTCAGTCCGTACCCGAACCAACTTGCGCGAGCCAAACAATCGATAAAGCTCATGCTTGGCTAATACCAGGTCTTCATATCCGCCGAAGCTGAGCCAGAATTTCTCACTAAATGTCCTTTTAGCGAAAGTCTGACCGGCAAATGGCGAACCGTCAGTACCAGCCGTGTCTTGGTATTGATTGGTAAACTGTGGCGACGAGCTGGCATCGTCCAATCCGAGATAACTCAGTCCGGGTATCTGGTCGCAGAGATTGATTTCATGCTGATCGCCAACCTTGATCATGATATATGGATCCGACATCTGCTCATCCCCTTCCTAGAATCCTAATTGACGCATCCGCGCGTCTTTTGCTTCCTTTTTGTACAACTGTTGCATGTCGAGACTGCCTTGAGCTTTAATCGCGTCTACCTGATCGCCGCTCAGACGCAACAAAATATCAAACTTGGACAGTAATTCGTCTAACTTATGGCTCAGAGCGTCTGATTGGCGATCATTTCCGCCGACATATTGAGCATTATGGCTCAAAGTAGGATCATCGTTGCGGAATCTGGTAACGATCTCGCCAAGCAGCTGATATGCACGTGACCGTCTGCTGATGTCGGTCGGGATGACATATTCTGGCATGTTCTTTTCTGCAATCTCATAAACGCCATGGTTAGAGATCAGACCACCATTAGCCCAGCCGTGGCCTTGACCGACATTGCCCCAGCCACCTTCACCGCCATGTTCCAGAGCGTTGATAGCAGCTAAGATCTGGTCATATCCATTAAGGATTTGTTTGTGGCCAGGAATTGCCCAATGGTTAAAAGTACTTGGGATGAACTGCAGCAACCCTTGCGCGGGATTGCCGTTCGCCATGTTAATGTCCCAGACCTTTTGCGGTACGGTTGGATTACCGCCAGATTCGGTCTGGATCTGTTTTAACAGTTTAGAAACCTTCGTAGCAGTAGCTTCAACACCCAAAGTCTTGAAGGCTTTGATGATGTAAGGCCGCCAACGTTCGACCCCGGCACCGCCTGGGTTGGCAAGCGTCTCAAACTGTTTCTTGATCCAGTTGCCCATCTGTTTAGCGATATAAACCGGTACGTCCTTGACTAACTCTGCAGCAAACTTAACCGGTGTGCTGACGTGGACAAATTTTTGGAATACGGATTCCATAAATTCGACCGGCTTTGACATGATTTTGTCGACCATGCCTAAAACATCATCAGTTGCATCCCCGACTTTGCTGAGCAGTGAGCTGAAAGCATTGCCCACACCGTCTGCATAATGCGGAATCATCCCGAACATACGCGACAGCTGATAGCTCCGTTCGCCATCAAGCACACTGGTACCTTTTGGCAACGGCAGAATCAAGTTGCGCTTAGCCGGGAACATCCCAACTTGGCCATCTTTGGTCATAAACATCTCACGGTAATGTGCCGTCAAGCCGTCATTGACTTTGGCAAAGCCACCGGGATGAGTGTCGTTGGTACCATTGGCGTAGCTTGGCATCGAAATGCTGAAATCTCCACCAATCTTAGATCCACCGACTTTATCAAGAACCCAGTTGATACCGCCTTTGACGTCATCGATCATGGTCTTAAATGGCTTAAGTACACCATTTACCAAATCAACGAAATGGCGATGTACGCTGCCAACTGCATTGCCAACCGCGTCTTGGATCTTGCCAAAAATGTCCTGCCAAATCTTAAGCATGTCGCCTAAACGACCGCCCGTCATGTCATTCAGCTTGTTGTACATATCAGAAAAGATCTTGCGGTTGAACTTAAACATGTCCTGTGCAGTACGTTCGGTGTCTTCGCCTAAGCGATCCCAACGCCCCGAAACAAGATCATGCCAAGTAGTAGTCCGGTCCTCGATAACTTTATAGCCCGCTTGGAATGTTGACTTATGCTTGTTAAACATCTGCTGAGCCGAGCGGGCAGTATCGCTGCTCAATCTGTCCCAGCCGCGTTTTACATTATCAGCTCCATCACTAGCCTTCTTCTTAAGGTCTTGCCAACCTTCAGCAGCTCCTTTTTTAATAGAAGACCATGCTTTTTTAGCGTTTTTAGCAACACCATTACAGAAACTACGAAACTTCTTGCTATGTTGGTATAAGAAACTGAATGCAGCCGTAGCTAACTCAATTCCTGTAATTAATGCACCTAATGGATTTGCACGCGCAGCTAAGCCAATCGCTTTAATCGATGTCACAGCTGATAATTTAATAGCTGTAAAGGCACTTTTCGACGTAACCGCTGCGGCTTTAGCAGTCATGCCAAGATTTCTTATGCTGATCTTGGCGCTTGCTGTTTCAGCACTTGCCTTAACCTTAATCTTTCGAGGAACCCTTTTAACAGTAGCATTAAAAGAACTTATCTTACCTTTAGCAGAAGTTGTTGAAGCAACTGCTTTCGTTTTGACAGTTTTAGGAACTTGTTTAAGCTTTCTGTTGTATCCACTAATCTTTTCTTTAGCAGCTGATACTGGAGCAGATACCTTAGTCTTAACTTTGGTAGGTACTTTCTTAAGCTTGTTCCCATAAGCATCAATGCTATCACTAACGCGATTGTATTTATCTGGCAGCTCTTTAAGCCCGTCTCGAGTTTTTTGAATAGCAGTAATTGGAAACTTCACCGCTTTGAAAGTAGATTGCAAAAGCTTAACCGATGGCAACAAGATCGTCGTCGCCTTATTAATAAGCAAAAGGGCTGCTGCAGTCTGAGCAAATGCCTTTGGATGCTTAGCTGCAAAACCACCAATGATTTTTAAGATTGGTTCTAAGTCTTTCAAAGTTTGAACGAAAACCTTAAAAGATGTTCCTGAAAAAGATTTAAAAGTATTAAACATCTCTTTCAGATCGCCTTTATGTTTAACAGCGTTTTGGCCAAGCTTAATTATCAAACTGTTTAGCTTTTCCAAACCGCTATTCATCATCTTACCGAAATCAAAGTTACTGTTTTTACTAAGAGCTTTTGTAACGCTTGTTACTTGAGAAGTAAGGGTATCACCTAATTTAGAAAATTCTTTTTTCGTTTCATCAGCCATAACCCACTTTGAAACTTGCCCAAGCAATGGATTTTTCATCTCTCGAATTGGTTTGTAGAATGCTTCTAGTAAAGCGGGTGCTTGCGTCTTAACCGCTCGAACCATACCAGGTCCAGTCTTCATAAGGTTTTCTGAAGCTTTTTGATATTTATCGCCAAGCTCATTCATAACTGTTTCCGCATCCTTGGCTGAAATCTTTCCGGCCGACATTTGATCGCGAAGAGTTTCCATCGTCAGCTTGCTGTTATTTTGAACCTTACGCTCATATTCAAGCAGTTTTTCACCATACATAGGCAATTGATCAGTGATCATATTAAAGTCGCCAAGCTGCATACGACCACTCGATAACATGTGAGTGAAGTTAAGCCCAAGACGTTTAACATTCTCATCAGTCATATTTAAAGTATCACCAAGCGTCAAGACAGACTTAGTAAGCTTTTCGGTTCTTGGTGCATTATCAAACACGTGATAGAATTGCTGATTCAACTCATCAACGACCTCAATATTTTGACCATAAGCTGCCGCAAGTTTGTTCCCGATGTTAACCATGTTCTGCCCTTTACCAGCACTGCCAGTAAGAGTATCCCAAGTAGCTACCATCGTTTGCTGCTTATCATCATATTCTTTGACTGATTCGGTTAATAATGAGAAGGACTCATGAACCTTGCCTAATGCAGAAGTAAAAAGGTTAGCAGCAACATTAGCCGAGAAAATCTTAGAAAAAAGCGAGTGGCTTTTTTCCGCAGCTTCGTTTGACTTTTCGAGCTTTTCGCGAACACCAGAAAGAAACGCTGGATGATTCTTATCCAAATCCTTACTCAAAACCTTAATCTTTCCATCAGTTTGAGTAATCTCTAATCGCAGTTCATCAAGTTTATTCTTCTGCTCTTTATAAGCATTCGAAGCCTTGCCACTGTTTTCAGCAACTTGAGCCACCACTTGCTTTTGAGCATTATATTGCTCTTTTAACGAAGTGAGGGAAGTTTTCATTCCATCAAGTTCTGCTCGCTGAGCCTTAACGTTTTTCCCTTCTGCTTTCAGTTGTTCGACGAAAATCTCATTACTTCTTGCCGTTAGCTTGTAAGAATGCTGAAGATCCGCCAAACCACTTGACTGATAAGCATAGTAATTTTTCGCTCGTTCAGCTTGTGATTCATAGCTAGCCAATTGCCGATTAGCTTGACTAATTTGCTTCTCAAGCTTTAACCATTGATCAGCTTGTTCCTTATTAGATTGATCAAGCCCTGATTGCCGAGTGCGCAGTTCTTCAATCTTGGCACGCTGCAGTTCCATTGCTTGAGTAAGGCCATCAAGCTTTACCTTAGCCGCCTGCGTATAGTCGCCGCTGTTTTTTAAGGCTATTTCTTGAGCCTTCCAGGCATTGGTCGTTGCCGTAATTGCGTTTCGGAAGGCGGACATGCTCCCAACGGCAGAAATCGTATCAACCGAAATTCGCGTGGCCAGTTCATTCTGTACTTTCAAGCTATCCACCTCCAAACATCTTAGATAATTGTGAGTGCGCGTCTTCTGGGTTCATTGGCCTGTCATCCCTTGACCGCGCATTCAAAGTTTCCAACAGTTCCAAATAATTTTGATTGTCCAAATCGTCTGGCAAGACACCACTATTAAGCATTAACTGTTGCTTAAGGTAATTGATGTCTTCTATTTCTTGTTTGAGTTCCCAGATTCTTTTGCGGATTTCTCCGCTTCCAATTTTGGGGATTCATCTACAGTTTTAAGTGCTTCTTGTGCTTCTTTTTCACTAACACCAGACGTACGACTGCGCAGGTAAGACAGATAAGCACCGATTTCTTGTTCGGTGGCATTGTCCCAAATGCGGTCTTCGTCAATATGCAGCAATTGCGCGATAAACTTGATTGCACCATCAATAAATTCGGCTTCTTGATCAATGACTTCAACAAATTTCCCTTGTGCATCCTCATCGTTAACAGACTCATCAGTAGCCAGGGAAGCCTCTAACGCCTGCTTCATAAACTGGTTAAGCTTGTACGTTACCCGTACGGTTGGCTTAATCACAATTGGCTGCTTAATGCCAAACAGGGATGCATCTACTTTAATTTTTTCCATTTTTGACACCTCATATCAGCCGCCCCATTGGTACTGTGTATTTACTAGGCGACTTTAAAATCCTTAGCCTGGAGCAACAGTACTGCCGGAAGTAGCGGTTTGACCGTGCTTGGTGATATCGTCACCGGTATAGCCACCAAACACTTCCTTAAGCATAGCTGCAGCACTGAATCCAGTTGCGCCACTGTTCCATTGTTTGTAAGGCTGTTGCGTGCCTTTGGAGTTGACAAAGACAGTATCATCAATCGGCGTCAAAGCTTGGTAAGTAAATGCAGCGTTGGCGTCAGTTTCGTTTTTGTTGTTGGTGCCATGATTACGAGTTGGCATAATCATTTCGCCATTGGCAAACCCGTCAAAGTACTTGTTGCCCTTAAAATCATCAGAGCAAATCAGCATTGCCAAATGTGGCTTATCGCCCAACGTGGCGCCACCGTTTGTGTCCAGCTCATAGCCACTGCACTTCATGCCGATTTCATATGGCAAATCGAGATACGTAACAGCAACCTGCGGTGTTGGCGTACCATGAGCGTTACGCTTAACCTTGTTGTTAGCGTATTGTTGCGTACCTGCTTCTTCGATGGTAGTAATGTTGGCAGTCGTGGCACCTTCGCCATCACCGTCCAGCAATACTACGCCGGACTCAGAGAGCCCCTTTTTAGCGTCAGCAATAAGCTTCCCGGTATCGTCGATCAGCCCTAACGCGATCCAATTGATACCGGAAGTAGAAATACCTGCGGACATTTAATTCCCCTCCTTGATAATTTCATCTTTTGCAAAATAAAAGACCTTCGTCACTTGCTTAGTGTCGGGGTCTTTTATGTGATTTTTCGATTGTTCGACAGTCCAATTATTGTCAACAAACAGCCGTGCCAGTGCCTGTTCGCCATCTAGCGCGCTGATATCGTTATCGAGCTTGTAGAACAGTTGCACTTCCACGCCGACCGTCCATCCCTTGAAAGTATGGTTGGCATAGTAGGTAGGCTCGTTCAGCCATTCAGTAATCAAGCAGATCGTCTTGCCTTCATAATCGGACTCTTCTTCTGGGATTGAATCAGTATAAATCTCATCAATCCAGTCAAATTTGCCATCGAGCAGGTCTAACGCTTGAAAAACTGGCAGTTCCATCATTTGACACCGCCATTTCTTGCGTCAAGCACCTTTTTCTCTGCTGCAAAAACCTTGTCAGCCGAATCACGACGCGCATTGTCAGCAAAGTGAGTAGCCTTCATCTTAACGGTTCCGTCATTTAGGAATCTGGCGATATAGGCTTTTTGACCAAAGCCGACAACGGAATTGCCGTCATCTTCACCGTCAATGTCAGTATTTTGAAAACCAACATTGTCTTGCAGGTGGCCATACTTTGGATTTTTCTTTGTCGAGCGCGGTGTTGCTTTGCGCAACTCGTCTGCTAAAACTTTTGCTCCAGCAGCAGTCATCGCTTTCTTCGTAGCATGATCAGGAATGGCAAATTTTTCGGCATTCTTGCCAAATACCTCTAGCATTTTACCAAGATCATCCATTAGTAACACCAGCTTTCTTAGTATCCTTAAGCGTCAGTAGATCATAACGCATAGTCGTATGGCTCTCATCCCTAGATATGGTCAAGATGTCATAGATCGCACTGTCGCCCTTGAATCTCACCTTGAGCTGTTTATCAACATGATACTGAGAGCGGACAGCTACTACCGTTGTATCTGCTAATGCCGTCCCAACCAAAGCATACTGCTGTGATTGAGACCGCTGATAGATTGCGCAGTGCAGAGTTTGAGTCGGCAAGAACTTTTGACGTGAACCGCCTAATGTCCTACTGGGAACGGTTGATACCGTACCGAGTTCAATTATGTGGTTCAGACGGCTGATTGGTAGTTTCATTTTGGCTCGCCTCCCAAACGTCATATCGTCCACGCAACTGGCCAATAATGCTGTTGACGGTCAGGTCAATCTCGTATGTCTGGATATCTGACATGCTCAGGCGGTATTGGTAATAAGTAGCTGCAAGCGACTTTACTGCCATATCAAACAATGGCAAGACATTGCTTTGTACGTAGAATGCATCCCCATCACCAATTGCGCCTTTAACGTACTGCTCGGCTGCATCAATGTAGGCCTGCAGCAGTACGTCATCGTCCGTGCCGTCAAGGTATAGTACCTTTTTTACATCGTCTACTGATACAGCCATTTAAATCGCCTACTTACCAGCGCCTGCGGAAGCTTGGAAGTTAGCCGTCTGATCAGCAACCGTCGTAAACGAGCCAACTGCGTATGCGTCACCATCGACTTGTTCAACGTCGAACCGGTCAATGACACGAATCTTGGTTTCATCATGTTCAAAGGCACCGGCACCAACGTTGGTCGTCATCAGGCTCATGTTTTCACGGTCAAACAGCGTGATAGCCTGCTTAAAGTCGCCGTAGTACAGTGGATGAGCACTGGATACGTCTGGGAGCCAACGGTCAGCAACTACCGTGACTGGCTTGCCACCAATACGGTAGATTTCTGGGCTGGTTGGGTCGCGTTGTACCAGGTAGTTCCCCATTGCGTTCTTAACCTTGGCCAGAACGGCAAAGCCAGATTGGTTGGTCAGGAACGATGACGTAGCGTTGATTGCTGGGTCAAGCGCAGTCAGTTCCAAGTCCTTGATGTCATCAAACTTAGCAATCGTTGGCTTCTTAGATGCCTTATTCATAACTTCCAGAATAGCTTGGTTACGAGTAACGACGACTTTACGAGCAATCCAAGTAGACAGCCATGCAAGAATATTTTCAGCCGTGTCCTTCAGCAGCGTGTTAGTAACGGTCGTGATACCAGCGTAACGCTTGATCAGGTACTTGATCGTAGTCAGTTCTGGATCGTCGTTGTCACCAATTGCAGCTGTTTCATCATCCAGTGACGCCAATGGCTTGATATCGGAGAACTTTTCGTAAACCCGCGAACCGGATTCGGTCGTTACGGATTCTACACGAACCAAATTTTGCAGAGATGCATATTGACGTACCAGAGTATTGATAGTCGTACGGATGTCATCTGGAATCGTCAGACCACCGTTACCAGTGCCAGACGTACCCGTAGTAACCATATCCTTGAAGTCCTTAACAAACTTGTCTTTCAACGACAGTTGGCTGTCATTCAGCGGTTCCTTGTCGCCGTCGTGCATCTTAACTACTTCTGCTGCGCGAGCTTCGTTAAGCTGGTCTTTCAGAGCATCGCGACGTGCCTTAGCATGGTCGCGTTGTTCCTTCAAATCTGCAAAAGCTGCTTGATCGAAAGAGTCGTCCATCAGAGCGACGTTAAGCTTATCGTTCAGATCAGAAACCTTTTGGCCGGCTTCAATCCAAGCGTTGTTCAGTTCATTGATTCCCATGTTGGGCCTCCTTTTTGTCTAATAAAATAGCCAGCTTCTCGTCATAAACAGACGGAGCCGGCTTTTCTTCTGGCTTTGGCTGTTCGGCCTTGGCCATAAGCGTCATAAATTTGTTGATTGCGGCGTGCGAAGGGATACTGTGGACAGCATTGACCACTTGCGGCTGATTTTCGTCAGCAAACATGATTTTGTCAGCAAAACCCTTATCAACGGCATCTTTAGCCGTCATCCAAGTTTCGTCTGCCATCAGTTTTTCGATTTCGTCCCGTTTTAAGCCGGTTTTGGCTTCGTAAGCGTTGATAATCGTTTGGTCAACGGTATCCATCATCTTGGAATCATGGTCGAGATCGTCGGCGTTGCCTTGCGTTACGGTCCATGCCTTATGGATCATCATCTGCGCGGTTGGCGACATGTTGATCTCATCCCCAGCCATCGCGATAACCGATGCTGCACTAGCAGCTAGGCCCAGCACGTTAACCGTAACTTTGCCGGGATAGTCGCGCAGCATCGTATAGATTTCAGACGCTGCATGTACGTCCCCACCCGGCGATGCAATGTCCACCACCAGATCATCATCGGCATCGGCTAACGTTCGTTCAACCGCCTGAGGATAGGCAGAATCCAGATCAAACCAGCTGTAAAATTTGCCGGTCATGTTGTCGACAACGTCACCTTTAATGTTAATCTTGGTCATCGTTCTCACCTCCCTTCTCTGCATTATCAGCCTGTGGAAGCTTATCAGGCAGATACTCCATTCGCTTAAGTACATAAGCTGCTTGGTTACCAGTCAGTGCATTGGACTTGACCAGTGATGCAATTGTGCCGGCAAACGTATCACCAAGCGGATCAACGGCCGGTCGTAGATCAAGTTTGACATTGCCAGTCAGCTTGTTACTGAGCTCGCTGTCAATTGCTTTGGCAAAACGACTCAACGACTTGGCATAGTCATTACCCATCATGGCCAACGATGACTGTTGGTCACCTTGACCATTGATAACCGAGTCAGATACACCGTATACCTTGGCAATCTGGGCGCCAGTCCAATTGGCTTGATTCAGCAGTTGAGCAACGTTGCCTTGGATTTCCAACGGCTGATAGTCTTCCAAATCGTCAAGCACGATTGGCCCGCTCCCCGACGCCTGCATCTGCTGCATAAACTTCTGCGAGCGTTTAGCCTTTTCCTTAGCATTGAGCAGCCCGCCTTTCTGGATCTTTAAAATCCCAGGCGCAGAAATAGATTGCGCAAGTGCTGAAAGAGTCAGTCGATTACTTGCCTTGCTGATACTCAGCTCATTAGCCAGAGCTGACAGTGGACTGATGCCAGTCTTACCGCCATTTTTGGACAAAAGCCGAATATGGATCATGTCAGACTGTGGTATGGCCTCAACAACGCCAACGCTTGGCTCATCAAACGTAACCGTATAGATCAGCCCAGAGCCGTCTTCAAGCAAATATGGCGATACCTGCGATGGCCTTAGATACTCCCAATAACTATCAATGCCATTGTTATTGCGCCAGCGGTAGGCAAAACACTCACCGCCAAGTAGCAGTTGAGCAAACATCGACTGCCAGAAAGCATGCGCGTTGCTGGTGACGGTAGGATTGTCAAGCATCCCTTGCGTCCGCGACTTTTCGGCAACAAATCGACCATTTGCCAGGTCAGAGCTTAGCTGAAAGATCAGTGAGTAGACGTCAGAGTTATGCAGAGCAGTTGACGCATCCACATAATCGCTTGAGCCGTTTGGATTGAGGAAATTGATAATGCTTTGATCATCCGCGATCGATAAAACAGAGTTAGCTTTATTTCTCAGTTTAAAAATTGGCATTCAATCACCTCCTTTCAGCTCGCAATCATCTCGGTAATCAGTCCAACCATAATCAGCGCAATACCGACAGCAAAAATGCCAGCAGTGATGCTCAATCTGAAAAAGCCCCAGACGATAAAGAACGCTGCGGCTAAAAAACATAAAACATCAATATATTTCCAGATAAATTTCAGCATAGGCAGCCTCCTCTACAGCAAGCCGGAGTCTTCGTTCTCAAACCAGTCTTTGACTTGCTCGCTGGTCATCAGTTCGACCTGTTTTGATTTGTCGTTAGCAATCCCAAAATCTTCAAAGTGATACATAGCTTGATAAAGGGCATCAATAATTGCGTCCACAACGTCGATTTTCAGTGTTGCCTTGGTTTTGTCGACCTGGATGCCAATCTTATCCTGAATAATTTCGGCATTAACAAGTGCTTTTTCCATGATTTCATCATCATCCCGCGTGATTGACGACTCAACAAAGCCCTTCTGCAGGAACTTAGTCGGGTCTTTCAGCTCACTGGTACGCTGCCGAATCGGGTTTAACGGCCATTCTGTGTTGATTTCCATCTGTTTGATTGCATTGGTTGCTCCCCATGCGTCATAGCCAAAAAACAGGACCTTGAGATCATTGTCGGCTACGAAATCAAGCAGCCATTGATAGACCTGGTCGTCATTTATCAAGCCTTGCGGATGGCTGGTGATTGTACAGTAGCCTTTTCTTGCTAATTCCCGATACTCAATCCCGTCTTGCTTTTCCTTGGCTTCGATTGAGCCGGCTTTTTGCCATGGGATAAAGCTATGCTGTTTGACATGCCATTTCTGGTTGCCGTCAGAGTCGGTGTACGGGAATACAAAGGCAATTGCCGTGTTGTCCGAGAACATAGAATAGTCAAAACCGATGTAGACTTGTTGGCCACGAAAACTAAAATCATCTTTAACCGCTCGCTCAATGTCGGCCAGCTTTAGAAATGAGTTAGTAGCTTCCTGGAGCCACATGTTCAGGTTCTTGTTTTGAAAACGGTCGATATGGCCGGCCATTGCCTCGTTGTTTCGGCTGTTAGTCAAGCCTTTGAATAGCACTTCTTTTTGGCTGTCCAAGTAAAGCAACGGGTTCGACTTGTACCATGTTTCAGGCTTAAAGGTTTCATCAAGGCTATCTTGACACCAGATCAGTCCCAGATAGTTGTCACCATCACGCTTATAGTCCTGCTCCATGATCGTTTGAGCCAGCTTCTCATCAGCATGATATGGCACTGTCGGGTCTGGATAGGCTGTTGAGATCTCAATGTACTGATGATTAGGCACCTTAACTTGACCGGAAGTAATCTTTGCTGAGCCTTCATCAGTGTGAATATTGCCGATTTCGTCAAATACCGCCGTTTTGAAGTGGTAGGAGTCGTACTTCCCTGAGTTAAACGTGATTGGCCGGATAACGTTGTTGACTTTGCGCATCGTAATCTTATTGTGCAGTACGGCCAACTCAACTTCCTTGGCAAGCTTGCCAAAAACAGGCTGCTGCTCGATAATTCTTGGAATCATGCTGCTGATATAGCCAAAAAGCTTACCGGTCTGGTCTGCATTTTCGGCAGTAACAAGGTAGTCTTGGTTGGATAGCCCCATTGACTCAATCAGATACGTATAGCACATGTAGATAGCCATGAGATAGGTCTTACCTTGACCACGTGCCACCGAAAGTATGCAGCGGTCAAACCGTTTTAAATTTGACTCATCCCGCCAGCCGAATAGCATACAAAAGATGAACTTCTGCCAGTCCATTAGCGGAACAGGCACGCCGGTATCAACGTTCGGGGCAATCGACGCGAATTTAAGGATCTTATGACATTCTTTAGCGCTGTAGTGATAGTGAAAATCGGCATCCCCCACACGTTGCAGGTCTCTCAGATGTCTAAAAGCGGCTAGTTTGATCAGATATCCAGTCAGAATCTTTTCATCAAGCACATCAAAGGCGTACCGTGTGCCAGAATCTTGATACTGTTTGCGGATATCATCAAAGTTGATGCTGTGATAAGCCCCAAGCACGTCATGTGTTTGCGTCAAATCAATTTTCAACTATACCAACCCCGCTTCTTTCATCTGATCGCTGATTGACTTCTCTTTCTTCTGGCTTGCAATCTGCATGAGGTCCTGTCTACCCTTAGGCGTTAGGCCAAGCTGAATGCCAATCGAGTTAAGCTGCTTGTTTGCATCGGTCATGATTCCGACCGCTGGATTCTTTCGATATCCGGTGAAATCCTTGCCGATAATCTCGCCGGCTGCGTTCTGTAATGACGTGAACAGCTTGGTCTGGATGCCGTTTTCCTGCACGTCAGCATACGCCTGACGATAGATTTCGTACTGAGTGCAGTACTGTTCAACCATGCCGGCATCGATTCGCTGGACCCGCTCGGTGCTCTCCAGATATGGCACTATTTTCCGCCAGCAAGCAGCGGCAATTGGTCCGAAATAATTAGGCGGATTTGGTGGCAAATGGCCGTGATTTTGCTTAAAAAATACCTGTTTTGGCATTTTTGGCTCTCCTTTCTGCGGATTTGGAACGTCCCGGAGCCCCCCTGGGGTAAAAAATTTAAAAATCGCATTTTTGTAAGAGACGGCTGAACTGTGTGCGCTCCTTTTTTCGAGCGATTGGGGGGCGGGGGTAAATTTTAAAAGCCAATTCGATAAATCCATCAAAAAATTTTAAAACGCGCGAGAGAGCAAATATGAGCCTCTCACAGCGTTATGAGCTTAGCTATAACGTCCACGTCATGGATTGGCTCAGCACCAGCTATCAACTGGTTGTCTTTGCCAGTGCCATAGTGCCGTTGCTCCCAAGCTGTCTTGAGTCTATGGCAGTCCCGACAGATGGTTGCCAGGTTGTCAGTGTCCGCCTGCAGCTTGCTGTCAAACTCGATTGGTATGACGTGGTCAACGGTCTTGGAGTTTGGCTTGCCACAATACTGACAGACATAGTGATCACGCTCGAGTACTTGTTTGCGCAGCGACTGCCACTGCCTGGACTTGTAGAAGTGATACTGTGCTGACTTGGTATCGTCACGATATCTTGTGACGATGTTGTACTTGCGCTGGTATTCGGCCTTGTGCGATCGTGCCCACTTCTGACGGCTGGCCAGATACTCAGCCTCATGCTCATAGTGCTGCTTACAGTAGTGATCAGGTAGCTGGCACATCGCATGGCACCCTGGTTGTCTGCAACGTCTAACTCTTGGCATGGTCAGTACCTCCTTCCCTTGTTCGTAAAACTGGTGGCTTGATAGAGTAATCAACCGGCTTGCCTTTAACCCGCTCTGGATGCTGTTTGCGATAAATCTTGTCGGCTAGTACTAGCATCTTATGTTCTTCGTACGAGCAGACGCCCCAATCCTTATACGCTCTCATGTTGTCACCACCTTACCCAAAATAAAAAGCCCAGCCAAAGCTGAGCTTGCGTCCATCTAAAGCCTAAATCGACAGACAAGAGAGTTGATTGCTGCTTGAGTAGCATTACCAGAGATAATGTACTCATCGATAAATCGCTGTTGTTTCAACGTTAACTTTGCCAATACTACTCACCTCCATTTAATTGCAAATAAAAAGCCAGCCGTTAAGCTGACTTAGATTATTTTCTTTTGATCTCTTCTTTACGTTCCATTTCTTCTAACATTCGTTTAATTGTTTGTATATCACGTGACACCTCATCACCTGCTTCATATGAATTCATTAAATCTTGGCTTAAGATTATTGAAAAATATAAAGTACATTGTAAAACGCTTAAAATAAAGCCTAGCATTAGCAAATAATTAATAATTAATAAAAATTCATTGTTACTAAAAGCTAAAACTATTTGCCACAGACTATATAAAATAGACCATAATAATCCAAATAATAATATTTTCAACAAGGAATGATAGTTTTTCTTTCCTAATTGTTTAATTCTAGAAAAGGCTGGCAACGAAAGCATTAGAGTAAATAAAGAAAAATAAATACCTGTGAAAATACTAGCCATTGTGTTTATAGAATCATTTCCTTTTTCCAAATATTCAGCAAACGTTATTAAAGCTTTATTATTAACGAAAAAGAAAATAATTGAAACGATTGTTGCAATAATAATTGTGGATTTAATCATTATTTTACGTAAAAAACAATCTAATTTTCTTATAAAGTCGGACGACATAATCATTCTCCTTTTTGTTCACAATATCCACACCTTGGTATTTGAAGAAATTCAATATTATCATTACAAGAATGATAATCATTTAGTAAGTGCTTAGTAAGATAAGATTTTGCTTCATCTGGTATCTCTCTTTTCTCACTTAACTCTTTTAATCCATTCATCAAAACGTCGTAACCAGTAAAATCACCAAAATCTTTTTCAAAAGTTAAGTATTGGCTTTCCTTAAGGTCTATTCTCTTTTTCTCACCATTAGGAAATTTTACATCCACTTTTCCATTTAGTAATGAAACATCATCGTTATTCATTAATTGAATTAACGAAATAATATTATGATTCAAATTTCCTTTATATCTTCCTTTTTTTAGTGAAATACCAATAATAGGTATATCGCTACTTTGTGCTAGTTCTACATTCTTCTTAATAGCACTACCTAATAAATTATCACTTTTATCTTTTCCATTTTTTGAAAATAACTTTTTTACATCTAAGTCTCTAACTTTTAACTCTAAACTAATATTTGTAACCTCGGTTTGACTATTAATCATATCTAAACCTATTTGAGATTTTTGACGAATTAATTTAATGCCATAAGTTTCATCGTCTTTTAAGTAATTTGCAAAAAAGTCTTCTATTTTATTATCTCTGGGTCCTATCACAGAACTTTGTACCATTAGCATTTTGTATGTTTCATCATAAAAGCAAATAACTGGCTGATAAGCATCACCTTCAATTTGTTTAATTTCATTTGTGCCTATCGAAGACTCAAAAGGCTTATCATCAAGAAATTTGCCAACCCAAAATATACATTCTGAATTACTAATTGACGTAAAGCGAGGCATAGAATAATATTTTCCAGAGATCTTCTGAGTTTTGTGCTTTGCCGTTTGATTCTCAACATGTTCAACTAATTTTATAAAAGATTGATCTGTTAATTCGTATTTTTCATTCTTTCCATCTTTAACACGTTTTGTAATAAATACATTATAAAAATTAAATTTCATCATTTTGCCCCAATACTTATTTTTCCTATCATTATATCAAAAAGAACAGGCGTTCAATGCAATAGTCTACCTGCTCTGAAAAAATAAGTATTGGAATTAGTTTAACGTCATTTCGGACAATGACGGCTCATGGATCGAACCATGACATCCCCACCTGAAGTATAGGGATGACCGTACCGTCTGCCTTTCATCTAAAGCCTAAATCGATCGAAAGGCAAGAGAGTGAATTGCGCTACTCTCAACGGAAGCAGCAGGATTCGAACCTGCGAAAGTCCTTTTAAAGACTTTACTGGTTTAGCAAACCAGCGTCCTAAGCCTCTCGACCATGCTTCCACGCTGTCGAGGACTAGCCTCGATACGTTGTCCTGGCAGGTATAAGTCGTTGATAAGCAAATGTAGAAATTAAAGCCAGGAAATGGATAGGTAAGGGACTCGCACCCTTTTTTGCGCTGCGACATGATGGTTAGAAACGCAGTGCCCGCCTGGGACCTTCCAGCCAGTGAAACTCTAAACACTGACAATGCGCTGCTGTGTGTCAGCGCAATACCGCACGGCGGAGTTGGACCGCCAACTATTGAGGTACACATATAGCTAACCGTATGCGGTGCCTAGTTTATGGTTTGGAAAAAATAAATTAAAATTCCCGTTGATGCGGGAAAGCATCATGTGGGAGTCGAACCCACGCGCAGCCGTATTTAAAACGGCACATTAATCATTCACTCGTTTGTTCCCACAATACTTGAAAGGAGGTTCCATACGAACATATGGATTGAATTGAACTAATTGTTAGTCTTCATCGCAGTTGTCTCACTGATGTAATATCGTCTTGGCATAATTGGCATAAAAGCTGCGTTCCCGGTGATGATGCATAAGCAGACGCCGTAGCGCCTGTTTTGGAAGAAGTTCTAATCAATTCCAGTAGGAAAGACACCCTTTGAAAAAACCGAGTAATTAGGCTTCGTGATACAATATCACTCTATTATTATCGCACCGGTTAGAGCCTAGCAGTTACCTAGTTTGACCCTAGAAATCCCCTAGTTTTGATTGCAGTAAAATAAAAAACGATACACTGTACTTGGAATAATGTACGGTGTATCGCAATTTACATTTTTGCTAATTTAGCTTCTAGAGCCTCAGTTAAAGTTTGAGAAAAGTTGATACCAGCATCTTCAGCCTTACGTGCTACATCTCCTGGAATAGTAGTATTTTTCTTTACTTTAGCAGGCTTAGACTTAGCTTTGGCTTCGTCTAAATCAACAGCAATTGGAATAACAGTTTTATCTATGTTTTTGCTTTGAACGGTCTTCCAGTCAGATGGTTTAGGTAATTTATCGTGCAGTACCAGAACAGCACCCAAAACCTCAGAGCCCATAAGAATCGCTTCTGCCATTCCAGTACCACTCGTGAATGCTTCTGGAACATCTGGGAATGATACTGTATAAATTCCTTTGCCATTTTCACTGTCATCTAGAATAGCAGGATAGACAACTGCATTCTTTTTGTACTTTCCCATAATTACACTCCCTAAACATACCTTTATTTCTCTTAAATAATACGCCTTTATACGTATAAAGTAAATAAAAGACGTCAAGATAATTCTTGGCGCCTTTTGCTATTAGCTAGCGATGTTCTTCTACCTGGTGTAGAATATGTTTGTAAGTACCAACGGGAATTAGCGTTTTTCTGCTAGAATACGCAACTGGGATTAAATTTCCCTTTGGTCCGCGAAACATGTGATGGTCTCCGCTGATACGGATTTCTTCGTAATGCAACTCACGAAGCATCTTCACAACATCGCCCGCTTTATGTTCTACCATAGGCAGGCCTCCTTTCTATTAGAATATCTATATTATACGCCTAACATACGCACAAACAAAACAGAACAACAAAAAACCGGCATAAACTGTCGGTTTTTTTGCTATAAAAATATCTGTAATGGCGGAACCAGGCCACGATTAACCTTGTACAAATCAATTGCATATTCCATGCATTGAGCAAATTGATAACAGGCTCGCTTATCAAGATTCGACCAGGTTGCGTTGCCTGAAATATGCAGTGCATCCCGTACGTTTCGAACTGGCTCATTTTTGATATAGTGTTGCACCAGAATATCACGGCACATACGGTCACATCCCTCTAATGCATGGTTAACTGCTTGAACGGCTCTTAAACACTCAGCATGTTTGATAAAACGCTGCTCAACTCCATTATCAATACCGCTACCACCACCAGTTGCGCTGAGAGCTGGCGATTTCAGTTCTCCCCACGCCCCAGACATCCGTTTCAGTTCTTGATAATTATAGCCATCATAACATTCTCGATCGCTAAAAAAGGACTTAACGGCCTGTACCGTTGCTGCACGGTCAATGGGACGGAATTCACTGTCATTTATCGTCTGCTGCTGAACCACAATGCCACTCTCCTCTGCTATAATTGATGGTGTTGATTCATTAGAGGGTCGTGCCGTCATGGCGCGGCTCTTTTTTACTGCCATGCTGATTGCCTAAAGAAAGAACAGGCTCAGGATAAAAAACAGGAATCTGTCTGCTTGACTGTTGGCCGTCATGATTGCCGTTACCGCAATCGTTGCGACGGCAGCATATTTTACTGTTTTGGTGATTGCATACCAAGCTTTGCTGTTCATCCCTTCACCCCCAGATATGCGCCAGTAAAATCACTACAAAAATCCAGAAAATCAAGCATGCACCGAATACCATGCCTAATCCGTTAAATCTCATATTTACTCTCATCCTTTGCATCGAATACTAAATATCTGCTCTTGTAAAGCCTGGTAGTTTTACGCTTGCCGGCTTTATTGATTAACGCTGCTGTTGCTCCATCGCGCCAGCCAAACTTACGATCACATAAAATACGTTTCTTAAACTCGTATCGCTGGCAGGTCTTCATGTCAATGCAGATGGTCGTAACTTTGGCAGACTCTAGTTCTTTCTCTTTACGTTGTTCTTTCAGCTGCCGATTCAACTCTGACAGATCAGGGTTGTTCCAAAGATGGCGATCATAAGTCATCTTGCTGACCTTAGCATGGCGCAGTACCCACTCACGGTTCTCACCACTCTTAAGGGCAGCTTTCAGTGCCTTGCTGATTCGCTCATCAGTATTTCTCCACTCTGGTGTTCGATTATCTTTCGGCAACTGACCGATTTCTCGCAGTCCAATCAGCTGACGCTTGAATTCGTGATATCTCACCCTGTCGTCAATCTTGACGTGCAAATCGAGATAATCACAATCTTTCAGTTCCTGCTTGTATCGCTTCTCGAAATAGTCGAGGTTATCGATAAATCTGCTCATCGTTCTCACTTCTGTTCCAGCAATGTTTCCAAATCTGCTCGTGCCTCCACGATCACATCGTCTTCGCTCTCTCCGTACAGGATCTGAGCTACTGCATCCCGTACCACGCACATTGCCTGGTCGACCGTTAATCCATCAACGGTTGGGTTGCTCCGCGATTTCTGCTCAAACTTAACGTCAGCCAGACTTGCTCCCTCATAGGTATTTGTGTACGAGACAAGCATCGCCTTGTAGTATGGCGTGTTGTCGCCCTTCTTGTGATACGGGTTCTTAAAGAGCACCAGCCGATATGGTTCCCCGATATCCGGCACGTCAAAATATTCGCTGACAAAGTATGACTTGTCGGACTGATCAACATGCTTCCAGATGCCAATGTCTTCTAGCTGGCCGAGTTTAACATTCTTAACCATTTGCAGTCCCTCCCAATAAATCCTTCACGCTGTAATCAAGAGATGTCTTGATATCGTAGTAGTCCTTAACGACATCCCCATTCTTTTTAAGCCTTTGATGCATCGGCTGTACCTTGGTCGTAGTGCCTAAAATTCTGGTTTTGAAGTATGAACGATATGGCGTCACTACTTCGACCGGAATCCCATACTTGCGCCAGAACAGCTTAAATCTTAGCTGTGCGCTCGCGTCGGTTGCTCGATAGGCAATTCCCGTTTTAACGTCGTAAACGTGCTCTATGGCCCCGTCAACACCATACACAACAAAGTCAGGTCGATAGTAAATTCCGCCAACACGGACTTCGCCGGCATCATAGATTGGTAACAACTCGTACTGGGGATGCACCTGGTACTTCTTGCCACAGCTCTTGATATAAGCTGCGTAAAAAGACGCCTCTTTTCTTGAGTCAAACGTGTAGCCGTCCAGCTTAACCTTCTTGCCATAGTAGTTTTTCAATCTTTCAGTTCCCTCCCACACATCGGACAGTACTTGATACGGTTTGACTGTCCGACACTGATCACACTTTCGTTTCGCTTGACCTTCGCCATTACGTCTAACTGCGTATGGTTGACAACTTTAACTGTTATGCCGATGCCGTCAAACTTGCAGGTCAGCAACGGCTTATGTTGCTCACAAAATTCACACATTTTCATACTCCCTGTAAATGACCAACGCCGTGCAGCATAACTGATTGTCTTCCTCGATAAAATCAGTCGACAGTTTGACGTCCATAACGATATAGTCGGGATGTTTGTCTAGCCAACGATTGATCTGCACGCTGGGATCAATATCGTTGACCAGATCGGTAAACATTTTTGTCTTGACCATCGCGTGCCTCCTTAAACAGAACGTTTTTTGTCTTTCGTGTACACGTCCATGTATGTTTCGTTGAGATTGCCATTATAGGTAAACTCGAAGTAGTAGTCCTTGTCGTTGTATCTGCCCGGTGCTGCAAGCATGGCCTTGTGATTCTGCAGAGCCTTAGCTTGCCACACAACGAACACTTTTCCCGGCTTGCAGGCCGTTTCTTTTCCAACCAGCTTGTTGAGATAGTCGGATACGCGCCATTTGCACTTGTTGATAAATTCTTGATTAGTCATTGTTAAACACATCCTTTGCTTTTTCTGCCAGTTCCAATGCAGCATCCGCAACGTCGTGTAGTCGCATAATGCAGTCGCCGTCGAAGGCGAATTGATCGTCATCGTAGTATTTGACATCCAGTTCGTCCATCTCTTTAAGCAATTGGCTAAGTTTTCCTTGATACTCTCCTTTAGTCATGGTTATTCCCCTTTGTCACGCATGATTCCACGTTTTTCTTCAATCTGGTCGTAGTACAGCCAGTCCTTGAACTCGATCCACGCGTAGATGGCGAGCATTGTCTGTACCAGAGCATCTTCTGTCTCTACTTCCAACTTCTCACCGGCCAGTTCACATCCGTACCGCTTGCAGCAGTTCTCAGCCACTTTCCGCCAGTCGTCGGTGTAGCACTGCAATTTGTCGATACAGTAGCCGCAGTCCGTGTACATACCGGTTTCGGCATCCATGTAGTACATGACCCCGTCGTTGTTATTGTCGATAAATCCGGTCACGTACTCGATGCTCTGCAGCTTGTCGCCGCGATAATACTTGTGCTCTTCAACGGTTAGACTCATGATGTCCTCCTAACTCGATCGTGCATTTAAGACGGCGATATACGACTGCATAACGTTTTGCTGAATAAGCAGCAGAATGTACTGCCTATCAGTAATAGTTCTGGTGTCAGGTACTGACTGCTCAGTCGTAAAAGATACCAGTTTAGCCACTTTGCTGAACAGCTCGTCTCGTTCTTTTGTTACCTCTTTAATCGTTTTTTCATCACTCATAATTCTCTCCTAATCAATCTTGAAAACAGGGATGTTAGGAATCTCTCGATGCTCCGCTTGTCGTTTTTGATCCTGCTTGCGCCTAAAATCGACCGTTGTATAGATGCCTTGACCGAGATAGTCATCGATCACCTTCTTTAGATAGCCGTATGTCGTGTTTGGCTTTGCCATACGCGTTTTGTCTATGATCATCTGGATAACGGCATCTGACATCCCTTGTTCCTGAGCGGACAGCAGTAGCCGTGTGATCTGATCAGTCATCACGCCTAAGCTGTCTGGCCAGCGGATAAAAGACAGTTTTTCGTTTTTGTCGAGAGGTGCCTTATATACATCTCTCTCTTCTTGTATTTCATTAGTAGATGTTTCTTTAGTAAGGTATTTATTTAGTAGTGTCCGATTTCCCGATGTAGGATAATCCGATGTAGGCTTATCCAATGTAGGATAATCGGACATAGGCGAGTGGGTTGTTGCTGGCTCATCGTGCAGAACCCATACAGGCGCACCGAATTTGCCTAGTTTGTCTCGAGATCTCGTCCGTTCTAAATAGCCGTTTTTCTCCAATTCTTCCAATCCGGTTCGGAGAGATTGCCGTCCGTCAGTGGCATGTTTTGCCACTTCCGTCTCATAGAAGTTCCAGTCGTCAGGCATTGACCAAAGATAAGCAAAGATGCCGCGTGCCTTCCAGCTTAGCGAATCATCACGAACGATCGTATTGTTCATGGTTGTAAAGCCTTTGCTGTAGTCTTTTTTGATTCTGACCATCGTCCTCGCCTCCTTATGAGATTTCGATCTGGCTAACCTCTGTAAATCCTGCCAACTGTTTGCCCTGCCGACAGTATTCGCACTTACCGCACGCCTTAGGTGGCTCCTCACCCATCAACACACGCCAGAAATGATCTTGTTCATTGCTGATCTTCTCCAGAGCTGACTGCATTAAAAACTGCCCATCGCCGTCAAAACTGATCGCGATTTTGTCTGGAATTGGCTGTTTGGACACACCAAAGATATACGGCTGGCAATCAACATCAAACGTCTGTCTGATCAGCTCTTGATAGATTGCTGCCTGCATATGGTAGCCACGATCTTCGACGAAATTGACCTTTTGACGCAGTTCCGGGTTCCAGTGCCCCTTGTGGAAATCATCAACCGTCTTCAAATCGCAGAAGTAGCCACGATCTAGGCAGAGACTATCGATTTTGCCCTTCCATTGGTGGCCAAAGAGTTCACCAGTGACAATGACCTCTTTGTCGCCTGGTGCGTAAACGTAATTGAAGAAATCGTCCTCGCTAAGTGCTTCGATCATCTTGTCAGCGATCTTATAGTCGGCTCGCAGATGGCCGTCGGGTTCCTTCTTGTTGGGATTGGTCATCATAGCTTTATGGTTAGCGCTGATAAAGTCCTCGTGCGCTTGTTTCGACTCAAAGTAAGAATGTACGTAGTTTCCAATCAGCAACGCCTTAGGATCACTGGCCGGCTCCCAGTTGCCTTTCAGCTTAGCCAGAGTTGCTGCCTCACACTGCTCAAAATCCTTGAACACTGAGAACGACATATACTGGAAGTCAGTGTCATGACTGTAATAGTTACTTTTCGTCAGCTTGATCGTCTTCGATGTAGTCAAAGATGTCGGTTTGACCATCTGCTTCTTGGTTGCCATCTTGCTCGCTCTCCTTTACTGGTTCTTGTTCTGGCTGTTCTGGTGCTTTCTCAGCGGTTTGTTTTTCTTCTTCGTGGATTTGCGCCTGCTCCTTCTTAAACCCCTGTACGAGCTTATCTGCCGTAGATTTTTGGGTTTCTGGCGTTACGTCTTTACGCTCAGGCTCATCTTCATATTCATTAGCAGTAACCGTGTTGATTGAGCCGGTCAGCAGATCGCTGTCGTCCGACGTATTGATGTACATCTTGGCAGCTCGATTAATGACTGTCCGTTTGGCCATCTCATCCCCGAACTTCTGCTGTACGTTGTGCTGACGTGATTGTCCCCAGCTCGTCTGAATCTGCTTCTGTGTCATGACAGTGTAGTCAACCCGACCGTCTGCCAACTCGATAAAGGCAAATGCGCCTTTGATTGGTTTATCGAGATTTTCAAATTTTGGCACGAACTTGGTAACCTTGATTCGGCCAAGCTCATCAGCACCAATAGCGAATTCATCGCCTTGATGAACTACCTGAGCATCGATATCTTTGACACTAGACAGGCGCTTAACCGCAGCAATCGTGCCGAAGTATGACCGTTGTAATTGAACTTCATTGCCGTACACAATGAAATAGCATTGCGTCTTTGCGGGGCTAAGCCCTTGTGTCACCATATCAAGCAGCGCGTTTGCAATTGATGCCCGTGTGCAGACTTGCAACGCTGGCCGATTAGACCGATCTTTGGTCTGCTGCAACTTAAACCAAGCTGCCTTCAAGGCGTTCTGCGGGTTATAGTCCTTTGGCAAAGCCAAGCCATCGTCTTGTAGCTGACTAATACGATTCGATACTTGATCTGTGATATCCTTCTGCATTACTGCCATTTGGTTAGATTGATTAGTCATTGTTGTCTTGCTCCTTCCGAGTTTTAATCATTCGTTTTGCATTCAGCAATGGTTCTTGAGCCAATTCCAACATTCTTGTCGCAATTGACAGATCGGTTAATGCATCGTTGTCTTCCTCAGCTCTGTAGGCTCGCAACAGCCACTTAGTAGCAGCCGATAGTTGTTGGAGCGCTTCATCTGTCAATGCCCTTTCGTTTGGTGACAAACTCATATATAATTTCTCCTGTAGAATATTTTTCTGTGAGCGTTACTGGCCGCCACCAGTAACGTTTTTTTGTTGCAATAAATCCATCGTGTCAGCCCCAAAGAGCTTGACTGCCAGCTTTGAGTGGATAAATGGGCTCCATAGTGCTTCGAAGCTGACCAGTACAGTCAGTGCAAAGGCTGTCGTGATAAATCCGTCCGCCCAGCACCAGATAGCCAGGTAGGCTAAGACAAACCAGTTAATCCGGGTAACGTTGCTCATAGCGCTTCAGCTCCTTTTCTACATGATTGATACGACTGCTTAAGATGCTGTGGTCCACTAGCAACAGAGCTACCAGCAGGATCCCAAAAATTGGTCCAAACAAGTCCATGTTGTTCCTCCTAATACTTCTGATATGCGACTAAGCGAGGGTCTTGCTTTTTATCGTGTTTCTTCTTTGCCAACCAGGTCATAAAGCGTTGATACTCTTGAATATCAACGCGACCATCTGGCAGGAAAACACGCCATCCGTCTGGATAGTCAGTGGCTTCCCGCCGCCTTCGCTGATACGTTGACTCAGACATTGGCTGACCATTGCTGTCATGCCATTCAGACATGAACTCTGCTTTGTTCAGCTGATACCGATACGGGCTCATTCCTACATCTCCTTTCTGCTACAATTGACTCATCTCCTGATGAAAGGAGGTGACAAAATGCCAAAGCAAATTTGGGTCAGCCCTCGTTCAAACGGTTGGGCTGTTAAGAGTTCCGGAAGTTCTCGTGCTTCTAAAATCTACAGCACCAAATCAGAAGCTATTAAAGCAGGTCGTCAACAAGCTATTAATAATCATGCTGAGTTGGTTAGTCAGAAGCGAAACGGTCAGATTAACTTAAAGAACTCGTATGGTAATGACCCAATGCCTCCTAAAGATAAGGACTAATCCTTATAAACCGGCATAAACCGCACCCTGAGGCCTTCTACGGTTTCGCAGTCGTCATCTGTGATCACCGCCAAGGTCTTGGGGCTTTTTTCGTCTGTCTCAACAATGATCCGTGCATACTCGCACATTGGTTTTTGGCACTTGTCTGTTGCCTTCTCAAATTCTTCAACGGTTCTCATACCCTATGCTCCTTTTTTTCAGCTGTATACTTAATTCATCTCCTAACGAGAGGAGGTGAATTAAATGTTCCGAATTAGCGTCCACTTTCGGCCTGTCAGTGATACAAACGAATTTGAGCTAGGCAATGTATTTGCGTTGCTAGTTGATGGCGTACAAATACAGCCAAAAGATTTGAAATTGAGTGAAGCCAAAACCATCACTTTTAACTACCACCGTCTTACATTTGGGGACAATCCTAAGAAACAATTAGGGACAGTTGTCTTTAATGCAGATGACATCGTTTATATCGACATGACCCAAGATGATTAATTTTTAAGCCATTGCATAAGCTTGATTAAGAGTGCCTTCTTAATCAGGCTTTTTGCTTTTACAGCCTTAATCAGCAACTCATTTTCGAGCTGTGATTTAAGCCTTTGACGATCAGATGAATCCATGTCCTATGCCCCCTTCTTTTCATCTGCGGTTTCGATTAGTGGAAGGATGCCATGCCGTTTGAGCAGTTCATACAGCCCAAGCCGTCCTTTGAAATCAAATAATTGCTGCATTTGATTACCTCCTTAAATGCTTTGCTATAATCACCTAGAAAGGTGGTGATATTATGAAATTAAATTCAGATTGTGTGCGTGACATTTTGATTGCTATTGAAGATTCAACTAATTTTCAAGAAGCGATTAACAACAATCAGCTAGAAACATTAGATGTCCTCAATCCTTATACAAGCGAAGAAATCTTATATCATCTTAGGCAGCTATCATGGGCTGGATTAATACAAGATTTTGATTGCTATGCCGATGGTGGATATTCGATTCTTGATCTTTCTCCCAAAGGACACGAATTTCTGAATAACATTCGCTCTGATGAGAATTGGAATCGTACCAAAAACTTAGCAAGTAAAGTTGGTTCTCACTCCTTATCAGCTTTACAGCAAATCGCATCTGGTGTTATATCCGCCACAATCAATCATTATTTGGGTTATTAAGTCGCAAGTCTGTTTTGAAAGTGATTCGCACAGTAGAAAGTGGTGAATCACTTTCTGTTATGGTTTCAATGTTTTTTACCATTTTCACTTCTTTACCATTCAAGTAAAGTTTTCGTCCGTTAATAATGAGATTATTTGTATCTTCTTGTTTCATTAATTGCCTCCTATAGTCATAGTCCTAAATCGTCGTCTTCACGTTCAATAAGCGGTAAGATGCCGTTCGCCTTAAGCAATTCGTACAAGAACAAGCGACCCTTTTGCGTCCAAGTCGTGTTGATCTTTGTATGCACGCGTCCGTCATGACCTGTGATTGGAATGGTCCGACTAGCGATGTAGCCCTTGCCTTGATACTTGGCATATAAGATCCATTGATTGTTGACCTTACGCTGTACGCCAAGCTCTTTCAGCAATTTGTTGAAGCTCACGGCACTCATGCCATAGTCCTGAGCTACCTGTGTAGTCGTGATGTCGTCCTTGCTGTCAATAATCACATCAACGTAATTAGCCTTCTTATTAGCTACTTCCAATTCGGCGGACAGAGCTTCGATTTCTCTGTCTTTATCGATCAGACGCTGGCCGGCTTGCATCAGAAGTTTTCCTAAAGCTTCCTTACTGTGAGTAATGTCGTATGCCGTCTTATCTGTCAGATATGCCCCGTGCTTGCGGATCGATGGGAGCACTTCGGATGTTACCCAATCCTGGAATTTCTCTGCGACCTGGTTGTTGGCCTTGATTGCCAACTTGTAGAACTGTGGCTCAGTGATGAAATCACCGCGCTTAATTTTGTGTCCAGTTGTGGACACACCGATATATTCATTAACACGTTCCCAACGGACATACTCTTTACCTTGTGAGTTAAATTTGGTTAACCCTAATCCGAAAGCAGATTGTTCAGCATCAAATTCAATTGAACCGTCTGCATAAGTCTTAACTGGTAATTCAACGTCACCATATTTGAACATCTGCACGTTTGCTGCGTTCTTAATGGCAGCTTCCGTATTTATACTCTGCATTACTTTCATCCTTCCTATTATACGAATTAATGCGTATTAATGATGTAAAAAAAGAGAGTCCACATTGATGTGATATAGATCACACATATCTAGGACCATCTTAACTGGCATCTGTCCTGGATTGTTCTCATATCTGCTCAGCGTCTGATATGAGATACCCAGTTTTTCCGCAGCTTCTTTCTGAGTCAACCCAGCATTAACTCGAGCTGCTTTGATTGTCATTGTCAACTTATCATCCCCTAGAAACCGAATAGACTGAGTAAGGATAGAATGAGGATCCCTACTAACAGCCATAATTCGACTCTTTCTCGTGTTTCTTTTTTCATTGATTCTTACAACTTGTCAAGGTACACTAAAGCTCGGGGAGAATTAACTCCCCTTGCTTTATATTTTTAGAGCCAAGCAATTAGATGATCGATCAGTAAGACGATAAAGGTAATGATTTCTAGCCAGAACCGAATCGTTTCACGTCGCTCAGCTTTTTGTTGGGCTCTTTTTTGTTGCCTCGACAAACCGCTATGCTCCTTTCTTGTTAAGGTCTTGATCAACCTTACGAGTATTATATTAATACGAGTTAATTCGTATTTCAACCTTTTTTTCGTATTTTTCTAATATTTTTTCGAGTTATCGTGAAAAAACTGCTAAAATATATGAAAAAAGGAGCGATTCAATATGGCTAGAACTGAACTGACCCCTCAAGATAAAGAATATAAAAAGATTATTTCATCACGGCTAAATGATTTGCTCTCTAGAAGCGGTCGTAAACAAATAGATATAACTAGAAGCGTAGGTATTCCAGCAAGTACTCTTACAGGATACTTTAAAGGGACAAGACTTCCATCGCCAAAAAATGTGGAAAAGCTCGCTGAATACTTTAACGTAGAAAAATCAGATATTGATCCGCGTTTTGGCCGCGACCCCAAGGAAGACGATGAAAAGCCTCTGACCAGAAACCAGAAACTGATTGCTTACTCTATCGATCCAGACATTAGCGATGAAGAACGTCAAGCAATCATCGAAATGGTTCAGGCTGCCAAAAAATTCCGCCGTCGTATCTAGGTGCCCTGCCATGTCTGACTTGGAGATTATTGAGGATTTATATCCTGAGCTGCGGTTCTGGTTTATTGATGTCCCAAGCCCACACTATCACGGCCATATCGAAGGAACTGACGTCTATATCAACTGCAATCAGAGCAACGATGACTGGATCAAGACTTCCCTGCATGAAGTCGTTCACTACAGCTATGATTACTGCAACTTATCGAACGCCCGCAGCGTAAAGACCATGCGTTCCGAAAAATGGGCCGTCTGCGAATCGCAGCGTGTATTTAGAAAGCTGTTTGGAGCACAAGAATAAAAAGATGTATATCGATTAATTCAATACGTCCAGGTGATTAGAAAGGATAACTATATGAACGTTGACAAGCCACGATACACAGAAAACCAGAAACGACAAAAAATTTCAAAATTTAACGATGTTTACTATAATGGCAATCCTGACGATTGGAAAGTATCTCGCTTACCTAATTGGATGCAATCATATGGGTATTTACTTAATAAAGAATTAGAGAATAAACTGCCATCCCATTACAAACGTTTTCATCAAGGGACTGTTGTTATGATTGATTACGGTGTAACAATTGGTAATGAGTTGGGTGGTAAACACTTTGGTGTAGTCCTAAATAATGATGATACAAAATACAAAAGGAAAGTAATGGTTGTCCCATTATCATCTCATCGGCACAGAGGCTATATAGATTTAGGCTATGACTTAATGTCCGGTATAAACGATTTAATTGAATTGCGCAAAGGCGAAGAGCAGAAAAAGATAGATAAACTAATTAATAGATTAAATGAATTCAGCAACACTCATAAAGACAATCACTTCTCTTTTTCAGATGAAGAAATTAAATTTATTAACGATAATGGTGTTAAAAACTTCCCTAAAAATAACTATACTGTTGAACTTAACCTTAGCAAAAATAACGACAAACTAGAATCTTTAATTGAAGATATTAAGCAAATTGACTCTTGGGAACAGTATAAGAATATTTTTAATTTTGTATCGTTTGCAGAAACAGCGCTTACTTTTCAAAAGAGCATAAGTAAGAGCCTTGATGAATTAAAAGATAATCTATTTCAAATGAAACTACTCGAAAAAAAGCTAACTAGATATAATAAACAGTCTTATGCTGTTATTTCTGATATTAAATCTGTTAGCAAATTACGAGTTGCAAAATTAAATCGTTTTACAATTTCAGGAAATGCTCGTATCTCTGCCGAAAATTTAGACAAGATTAGGCAAGGATTTATTAAAACTATTGAATAAAAACATTTCATATGGCATAATATAGCCATCGACAGAAGTGCCGACCATTTAAATGGTCTTAATTTATTGCTCTAATAAGAGCGAGAGCTATATTATTTCGTTTTGAAGTAATATGGCTCTCTTTTTTTGTTTAAAGGTTATTTGGCGGTAATACGTCCAAGCGTGATCGACGTTAAAAGCTATTGGGAGGCAATAAAAATGTTCGATACTCTCTTAGCAATTGTTTTTGGCTGCCTAGCCTGGGGATCATGGCACGAATACACAACCAAGCCGGATAAATATGCCAAGTACAGTTCGTTTGGTAAAAAGGCAGTTGTTGTCGTTTCTGGGCTTTTAGCTGTCATTTTTCTATGCTCAGGGCTGTTTGGCGGCCACAGCAAGAAACAGCCCGCTGCCTACTACAAATTGGGCACGCCGATTTCAAAAGTGGCCAAGAATGCAAAGAGCCATTCTGACGGAGCCTACTATACCGTCAAAGGAAGATCATACGTGCGGTATTATCCAGCTACCAATGCTGACGGCAAAAAAGTTGTGTCAGCCGTTAAGTTCAACTATTTCGAGACTGACAGCGCATCAGTCTCAAACAAAAAGGTACTGAAGGACTATCGTAAAGTGACCGCATCAGATCTCAAAGAAACATCAAAAGATCATTACGCTTCTAAAAAGACTGGCAAGCATTACTGGTCATCCGAAACCAAAGATGATAGTGGCAAAAACAGCCAAGCCATTATCCATATGACATACGACGATCTAAACTGATTGAAAATAAAAAAGCCCTCTCCGAAGAAAGGACGTGATGAAATATGGATCCAAATCAAATAGAAGCATGGAAGAATTTTCTGCCTCAAAGCACTATTGAGTATTTAGTCAACCCAACAGCAAGGACAATTGGCCAGGCGTTAGATGGCGTTGCTACGGCTCTTTGTTGGCCACTATTAAAACTTAGAATTATTCAAACTGTGGGCAGTTGAGGGTAACTCTGATTACTGGATAACTCCTCGTTTCCTATCGATCGATGATCAGATAGCTTCAGAATTTGCTTCATCAATTGATACTCTTAAATCTTTAGGGGTTATAAATGATTTCCTTGATAGGGCTCTAACTGAAGCTAAATACCAAGAGAAATACAATAATATGGAAAAAAACATTGAGAGGTTAAAGCCAATTTTAGGACACCACGAAAAGACAACTAAGTTCAAAAATGGATATATCCAATTATCTAATTTTGGTAGCGACCTTGCTCGTTGCATTTTTCAATAATTAGTTTAATTGCCTCTACTTGTCGCAGATTAAAGACAATCTGTTCATAATGATTTCTTCCATCATATCCTCGG